CAATCCTTTCTTCAGAGTATGTCAACTCTGGATGTCCAGGAATTTCTGGCATATAAACATCACAGTCCTCTTCAATGAGGAAATCATAATGAGACTCATCAGGAAATTGTCCCAACATATGAGTCATATCATGTTTCTGTTTTGCTACGATTACCTTAGTCATATTCTCTCCTAAAACTTAAATCCATTAAAACTCTCTGTACTATGTATGCGTTTGCCAAAAGCAGATTTGTCAAACATTGGACCATCGTCTTTATCTTGACCAGCATCAGACAATCCAGTCTGCGCTGATGCTTCAACATCATAGAGTTTCATCTTTGCTCTATCAATACCAACTACGAATCTCTTGTAAAAACTAGGATCGTTGTAGCGATTCTTCAACTGCTTTACAATAATTTGATTTAATCCTTCAAGTTCTTCATTGCTGACAAGAGCAAACATAAAGTCAGCAGTTGCAGGCAGACCAAAAGACTCAGATGTATCTTCAAGTCCTGGATCGCTGTTAGTGAATCCACCACGAGTAGTTTGAGTGGCAGATACAATTGGAACATTATATTCAACTGCCAGTCCACGCAACTCTTCAGCAATGCTCTTGATATATGTATAAGAGTTAATACTTCCACCTTGTTTCATTCGCTGACTCGCACAGATATTGAGATAGTCAATGAAGATAATATCAGGTTTAAAATCTTTCTTCAGCTTTAATTCTTCCAACAAAGCACGGAAGTGACCAGCATGAGCACCAGCAGTTGGATATTCTTTAATGATAAACTTACCTGCACTCTTTTTAGAAATTTTATCGATACGAGATTCATAAATGTCTCTATCAATAACCTTCAACTCGTCCATGGTTAGATTTAATAGATTCGCATCAACACGTTCAGCGATTCGTTCTTCTGCCATTTCCATAGTTATGTATAAGGCATTTTTACCCTGTGTCAAAACTCCTGCAGCCATGTGACACATGAATAATGATTTACCAACACCAGTACCAGCCAATGCAATGTTTAAGGTTTTCTTTGAAAGTCCACCTTTGGTGATTTTATTAAACATGTCAAGATCGAAAGGAATCTTCTCTTCAACCCTGTGATAAAAATCAAACCTTGCATTATGGTCATCGATGTAATCATGACCAATGTGATTATCAAAAGAAACAGCCAGTGCGTCAGATAAAATAGAAGGTATGGCATCTTTAGAATTTACCTTATCACCACCATCAATAATTTTAATCGAACCCAAGATGGCATTATAAACGGCACGATCCTTACAAAACTTCTCAGTATTCTCAAGCATCCAGTCTTCATTGACTGGCTCATGAGACATTGTGTTAATGTAATCAGTTAGTTCAGTTAGTTCTTTATCTGTGAGATCCTTACGATTTGAAACTTCAATCGTGAGAATTTCTTTTGTGGCTGGTTTATTGTACTTACTAAAGAAGTCTACAAGTTCAGTTGCTAGGATTGCTTCTTTTTTATCCGAGAAGTATTCTCGTTTAATAAATGGGATTACCTTACGGCAGTACTGCTCATCATGAATCAGATTGCTCAGAATCTTTTGTTCTATTCTCATCAACTCCGCCTGTGTATGTCAAATTATTTCGTTCAATACCTTCATGGATCAACTCTTGTAGAATGTCTCCAATGTATTGCTCGAATGGTGCTTTATCAGTTAAACCTTTATCATTATAATCAAGGATGTCGTATTCAAAACGAATATGAACCTTATCATTCTCTTCGTCTTCATCGAATTCAACTTTACCGTAAGTATAGATTATACCATCAAAAGCACCTTCTGTCAACTTTATTGCTTGGAGTCCATCTTGTTTAGACTCCACTACAACGTATCGTGGATTACTCATCGAATTCTAATTCCTCTAATGCTTTATCAAGTTCATCTTCTTGCATCATTTGACCACCTTGACCGATTGAATACTTACTCTTTACAAAATCGTAGAATGATTTGTTTGTAAGAATTGGTAACCAGAAATCTTTATCATCAGTTTCTTTGAGACGATATTTCTTAGTTTCTACTTCACCAGTCTCAGGGTCACATTTGGAATACCATCCGTTGCTTGGCTTGACCACATGCTTGGATTCAAGAGCAAGGTCAAGTAGACCAGACCACTTACTAAGACCACCATCAAAAGATACGCTAACAGGTATCTTAGATTTTTCTTTAACATAACGACTCTTCTCTACGTTGATAATAAAATTGTAACCAACAATCTCAGTGCCTTCTTTTTCTTGTTGGCGACCAAGGATGTATACGTTATCAGCTGAGTACATAGCACCAGTACCACCACCAACGATTGCTTTAGGAAACATTCCGATCTCCATATATGTATGGTTCACTACAACGAGTGGAATGTCTTTCAAGTTCAAGTGTGGAGTTACCATACGGAACAATGACTTCATCTGTTTTGCTCTTGACATATCTGCAACAGATTTACCTTCCATGGCATCTTCAACTTCTTTCTTAGAAGCCAGATTACCAATAGAGTCAATGACGATAATCAAATGATCACCACGATCTACATTGGACAACTGTTGCATAATGTCGAACTTCAATTGTTCTACATCAGTCAATGGAGTATGAACAACACGCTTTGTATCAATACCAAATGTATCGAAGTAAGACTGTGGAGTGCCGAACTCTGAATCATAGAACAACAAAGCTGCATCTTCATACTTGTCCATGTATGACTTAGCCATTAGCAAAGAGAATGCTGTCTTGAAGTGTTTACTTGGACCAGCCCACATTGTAATACCTGGAGTCAAACCACCATCCAAGCGACCAGATAAAGCCACGTTAATGATAGGAACTGAAGTAGGAATCATGTCTTTCTTTTTGAAGAACTTTGATTCAGAGAGAATAGCAGAGTCTTTAATCGTACTATTTTTTTTGATTTTATCTAGAATGCCCATAGCGTTATCCTTTATGTAATATTAGTATTATACAGTATCTGTTATTGCAAGACAATTATGGATTGTTCTTGCTATGTGGAACATCGAACACAAATGTAATTCTCACTACATCTCCAGTATTCTTTGTTCCATGTGACAACTTATTGTTAAACCAAATCAAATCCCCAGATTCAACTCTTACAGTTTCTCCTCCCACTGTATAGTCATATGTTCCTTGTATTGCAAGGTGATATCTGTCTCTTGTTTGATAGTAGGTTCCAATATCAATATGCTGTCCAACTTCACCACCAATAGGTAAAGAAAGAAAGCCACATCTGTCGAATTTCTTGAAATTGCGTTTCAAGAATCCTACAATCTCTGTGTGTCGTTTGTAAGCAGGTGTTTCAACTGATATTTCACTATCACCTACATATTGATTTAGGTCTTTTACAGCACCAATTTTTAATTGTAGAACACCTGCTTGTACTGCAGGAAATCCACACTCGTTCACGAGATCATGGACTCCTTCAATATCTTTTTGAGCACCCCAATCACTTGGATTCTGATGCAGTTGTTTGAGGATCTTTGATACATTGATACCTCGTTTAATTACTCTTATGTTAGCCAAAGAAATCCTCCAATGAACTTTCTTCTTGAGTTTTCCAACCTAGTGGTTCAATAACAATCTGCAGGGCATCCAAGAATACTTTCTCAAACTGTTTGTCATAATCTATGTATGCATCCAATCCAAACTCTTTTGGAAGAACTTGAGGGAATGCAATAACATCTTCTTGAAGTGGATTTGGAGTCTTGACATAAACAAATTTAATCTTGTCACCATCACGAATAGGTTGATATCTTTTATCAATACCAAATCTCTTGCAGTGATGATTGAACAACAAAGCACCACGAACATGAATCGGTGTTCCTTTGGCATACACTGGCGAACCAGCATACTGTTTGATACCATTAACACCACGAGGGAATGCAATCTCTGCAACAGGAAGTTTCTCGAACTCTTTCTTGAAATCCATAACATACTTATGTAGAACTTTTTGATCACCAAGCAGAATGACGTCAATGGATTCTTTTAACTTATCACGAATAACCGCAGGTGTAGATGACTTGACCATCTCAAGACCCATCACCTTGACTTTAGGCTTTGCGAATTGAACACCCTCAGAGTTATGCACGTTTAGAACATAGCGTTTCTTGGCAGTCCAGATACCTTTGTCAGCTAGAACTTCTCGCTTCATTACCATCTTCTGAGAATATGCATTCATGTACTCGGATAGTTCTTGATAACCAGAATCAATAAATGGTTGAAAAACTTCCTCACATATCTTGTCCATGAATTTGATTTTGTCTTCAGTGGATTTACCAGCACATACTTTCTCAACCAGATGTTCCAATGTAAGATAGATTGAGTCAGTATCAATCGCAACAACAAAGTCTTGCCCCTCTGTCTTAAGAGTTTTGTTGAGAAATGCATTCAACTTGTTTGCCATCCAACGAATGGACAACTGACCAGAAGTGGTAATACCTTCAGCCATACGAATATCAAAGTAACGGAAGTATTGATTGCCCATCGCACCATAAGCAGAGTTCAAAGCAATCTTCATCGCCATTTGCAGGTTGTTGAGACGAGAGATATCTTTCAACAGGTGCTTCTTGCTCTTGTCGTTTTGATACTCCTGTTCAATCTTGAGCATCTGCTTCTTAAACTTGGAGCGATTCGCATACATCGTTTCCATCAATTCAGGCATGAAACCCTTAACGTCTTTGCGATAAGTCCATCCGTTAGCAGTCAATGCCAAATCTCTACGCTTTGCATATGATGTATCAATCTCTTGATTGAGTAGCTTATCAACAGTGACAGAAATCTTCTCGCTTGTAAGAGTTTCAGGACTGATGTTATACTGCATAATCAAGTGAGGATACAGAGAGTTCAAGTCAAAGGATGCCATCCATTTGTGAAGTCCAATGATTGGATCTTTGACATAAGCACCTTCGAACTGAGCATCTTTACCAGAGAAAGACTTTGCTGGAATAACAATACCCCTCTTACGCAGGTGATTGTAAATGATAGTATCCCACATACGAACCTGTGAGTAAACATCTTCAGGATTAATCTTGGCATTGTATGCCATGGTCAGATGCAGTTCAAGCAGACGCATCTTATCTTCTAATTGGTCAACCAACTCTACGTCATGAATGTTATACTCAACAAACTGTTGCCAATAATTTGTGTAAAAGTCTTTGAAGTCAACTCCAGGATTTTCTTTCTTTCTGTCGCCAAGTTCTTCTTGTGCGATGTAATCCAGACGATATGATTCTTGTTTTGTGTATGTGTATTTCTTGTAGAGTTCTAGGTAGTCAAGCTGATTGATACCCATAATGTCGTAGTGAATCTCTTCATTACCTTTAATGAATGTCTTACGTTCAAGAACATTACCCCATGGACTCATCTTGTTGGCAAATGTATCACCCAACTCACGAGAGATCCTACGAATGAGATAAGGCATATCAAAGAAGTCAGTATTCCAACCAGTGATACAGTCTGGATAATTCTGTTGCCAGAAAATCATAAACTCTTTAAGCAAATGAAGTTCGTCATTGCAACGAACATACTTAACATCTTTACGATCTGTATGAAACTCTTTTGATCCAAAGGTGATGATGCTCTTTGTCTGGAGATCTTTGATTGTGATTAGAAGAATCTGCTCATTGGCAGTTTTGATATCAGGGAATCCATTCTCAGTTTCAGTCTCAATGTCAATAGTGAATACTTTGACTTGTTCCATATCCCAGTTAACATCGCCTTCGTAGGTGTCACTGATATATTGATATGCGTAATTGGTGTTACCATAAACAGGAAACCCTTCAACATCTTCGTATCGTTTAACAAAGTCTTTTGTTTCTTTGATACTTCCAGGTTTGATTTCATCTACGTAAGTACCTTCAAGAGTTTTGAAGTTGGAAGTCTTGTTAGAAGCGACATACAGCGTAGGATAGAAATCTACCTTACGCTGATACTGCCTACCTTTATCGTAACCTCTAACGAGGATCTTGTCACCCCATACATGGGCTGATGTGTAAAATTCCATTAAGTCTTTCCATACATTAATTGCATTGCGTCAAGTGCACAGTCGTGGACAGGATGATGTTTAATTACGTTGTGCCGTTCAAAGAGTGGGTGCACAACCTCAACATATCCGTTAGTAGTTCCGTAGAGAATATCGACTGCAGTTCTGACATCTCTCCACATATTATACCCTGTAATTTCTTCCAAGCCAAATTTAACTGCCAAGGAATCAATTGCCATCTGGTCTAACGAACCACGTGCCCACATTGTTTGTTGCTTTGCATTTGGGAATTGTTTCATGTAGTCATAGAACTTTTGCATTCCATTTTCTACAGTCATGTCATCACGTGAAGGATCCAGAGAAACTTTGCGAACATATTCGTGTTGTGACTTCCACCATTCCAAAGTAGACTTAGAAGATGAACGACCAACTGACAATTGTTCTTTGACATCGAACTTAACAAAACATGCATTATCTAACATGTCTTGATATGTTGGTCGTTTCTCTGGGTCAAAGTGAACCATAGCTGCAGATAAAACTACTGCAGTTGATTCAACACCCAAAGTTTCTACGTCAAATAAAAACATTATTAATCCTCTGATTTATAACCAATTGGTGTAACCAAATTCATTTTCTGCTCTTTGGTCCAACTCTTTAGATAATCATTATCTTCATCACATAATGGGATAATGTCTTTCTTAGAAATCTCACGTGTGCCAAGAATAGTCTCACCGATCCACTTCTGAGAAAACTCTTTCATTTCTTCCATGGTTACGGTATCTTCTGCCCATTGAATAGCAGTGCATGGACACTCACCATCATTATGATTGTCAGGAACCTCAATCACATAACGCATACGGTATTGAGATAGTGTTTCAACTAATACAAATTTACTCATCATCTTCCTCCTGAGATTTTTCACGACCTTGTTCTTTTGCATGGACATCACAAAGTGTTGTATGCCATCCATCGGTGTATCTTTCTCCAGGACTACCGCAAACTTCACAAGTTTTATAACTCATACTCTCAGCAAAGGTAATGTAGTTATAATGTTCATCAGTTGCTGGTCCAACATAGAATCGAAGTCCACCAAACTTTTCTTTAACCTGAACCGCAACAGGAACTTTTGCTGCTTCTTCTTCCATCTTTTGTTTTGCGTCATCAAGATCTTCTTGAGTAACTGTTTTTGTTCCGTAAAGAATACCACCAACACCAACTTCAGCACGATAGTCGTATCTTACTTTGGCTTGACGATATTTACTAGTCAACAAACCACAAAGAGTATCAAGAATATTATACCAGCCATCGCCAGTACAAATACCCCAACACATGGCTGTGGTGCGCATATCCGAATTACGATCCTTGAAGATCAGTGGATACTTTGCACAGAGTGCTTCATCTAATTCTTGTTTCATGACCAAGTCCTATGATTTTCTGCCACATGTTCAAGTCCATCATATTCATCGATGTGCCATTCAACATCATCTGGAATTTCTACAATGGATAATTCTGATGCCCAGCCATTAGCCGACTCACCTAATTGTTCAATTACTGCGATCAAATCTGGATCAGATCGATCATTGCAAAACTGATGATAAGAAAGATAATGGTCATCACTACCTGCATGTCCAGCATGGTAATATTCAAGTTCACCACCAAGTTTAATTTTTGCTTCTGCTGTTTCAAAAGCGATACCCTTACGAGTGAGTAAGAGTTCAAACGCTTCATTTGAGAGACCGAACCCACCAAAGCACCGATTAATAGCTACCTTTGTCATTTTTAACTCCTAATATAACATTATGTATAATTTTATCTTGAATCATATGAGGGACTGCTTCATGTGGAAATTCTAAGATAAACGGACAACAATTTTTACCCCAACCCTTTTGTAAAAATGTTTTATACGCTAGCAAATCTTCTTTGCTGTTTGCATTAAATAATCTTTTTTGTTTTTGATTTAAATCAAGAATCATTTTATATCCTTTGAAGAGTCTGCAACATCTTTGTCATCACGAAGTTCTACAAATATTGGAAGAAACAGACTCTCTTCACCTTGTTTGTTTTTGATTCTAGTATTATACTTCACAGCAACGATTTTGTCAAGTATTTCTTGCTTGATGTGCCACAAGTTGATTCGATGTTCGTCATTTAAGCCAGATCCAACAGATACCTTTACAACTCCATCTGATGATTCGCAAATCATTGCACCGAGCATTCCTGCATACTTACCAGAACCTTCTTCAACTGCAACAATCTTAAGATCGCATTCCAACTCGCCTTTGAATTTAATCTGGTGCTTTGCACGTTTGTCTTCCCAAACACCTGAACCATCTTTGAGAATGATACCTTCATAACCCAAAGACAAATACTCTTGAAACATTTCTTGTGCTTCTTCGATTGTTTGAACAATCTGACTTGACACCAACCAGACTTTTTTATCCTTAATACTTTGTTTCTGAACCAACTGTTCTAAACTAGAGAATCGTTTTGAGTATGGAACTGGACAATGACCATCAGTAAAGTAAGCATATGGAATAACATCCCACACAGAAGCATGAACCATTGCAGCTTGTTCTGCAGAAATTGTACCCTTGTTCGCTTTGTTCAGAATGCCATTGCCTGTCTGTCGATCTGCGAACTGCATCGTCATCTCATCCATGACAAGTAACTCACCATCGAATACGCAGTCTACTTCTCCTGCCATTGCAATGAATTGTTCGTCAAGATTACCCAACAACTGAATCTCTTTTCCATTGCGACTACGATAATCAACCTTGCCATCACGAACAATGGCATTGAATCTCATACCATCCATCTTCATCTGAGCATAGGCTGGGAATTTAATCTTGTCCACCAGTTTCTGTTCGAACTGTGAGCAAAGCATCACAGGATATTCTCGAATCAAACCAGACCAAACTGCATTGGCAGTCGATACTTGAACACCACAATCAAGACTTTTGTCAATGATACGTTCAATTACTTTGGCATCATCTGGATCTAGAGATGAAAGAAGATTACGTAAGAATTCAATTGCAGCATTCCCTGTCACTTCTCTACTTGAAAGACTATACAATTGTCCCATGGCAAACCCAAGAGTCATAGTATTGAATTTTGGATCTCGAGTGTATGCTGGAATCTTACGCTGATAGAACTGAGTGAATGGACACAGTGCCAAACGAACAACCTCACGTAGTATTTCATTATCAACATGCTTCTCCAACTCTTCAATCTTAAAATTGCGAGATGGGTTTGCAGCAAGAGTGTTTAAGAAGGCATTAATATTCATACGTCTTTCAATCCTTTTTGAATAATCTTAAATGTTCTGTATCGTTTATCGAATCGAATAAAATTCTTAAACTTTGTAAATTGTTTTGGGTTATGGAATTTAAAGTAACCATAAATCTTAGTCATACCATCTGACATTAGATATGTATGGTTAGGTTGAAGTTCAGAATCCCACTTAGTGGTTTCTCTGGCGAGAATCATGCAATCTCCAATATTTTTGCAGGACAAGTAATCTTGCCATCGTACTCCAGCTGACTAATTTCAAACTCAGTCATGAAGTCATCAGCAACGATACCATAACCGATAATGTACTGACGACTGCCGATATCATTCCACTCAATCTTGTCACGCACGGAGTCAACAATCATCTCAAGATTCTTCTCAGCGAACTCGTGTTCAGCATTGTAACCATCAAGAGACATGAAGTAATCTTCTCCACCCTTCATCTTCCAATACTGAGGACACTCACCTTCGCCATCCCAATCATGAGCACCATAGTTTTCCATGTACTGCGTAATGATATGTAGTTTCATAATATAGTTCCTGTCAATTAAACGAAAGTCTTGCGTGGATAACCAGTAGCGAATCCACCAGTGCCACCCATAAAGCCACGTGAAGATTTACCAGACATTTTAGTCTTAGGTGCTTTACGTGTTTTCTCATTCACCTGAATAACACCACCCTTCTTCAAGAATGCTTTCATCGCTTTCTCGCTTTCAGCACGTGCCTCAGCTTTTGTCATGACAGGTTTGTTGTAAATTGTTGCAACGATCTGTTTCTTTTCCATAATATATTTTCTCCTCAATTACTTCGACAAGTTAATAATGCGACCAGGATATTCCATAAAGCTGACTTCGTGCGGAACATAAACGTATTTGCCAACCAAGTTGTCAGAGATTTTTTCGCCACCGAAAACTTCTTTGCTAACAAAAATCTTAAACGCTGTATAACCATGTTCTGTGTTAGCACGTTCAACAACTTGACCTTCAACGAAACAATCTTCACGATTCAACATTGGCTTGAAATCATAAGCACGGATAAAATCACCTTTGGTAGCAACACTTGCATTTCTTAACATATTCACATTTCCTTTTCTCATCATAATATAACTATTATGCCCTAAAACGGAATTAAAGACAACAAGTATTTGCAAATGACCCTACGAGTCTGAGGGGATTAGAACCCCTGTAGATACAAGGGTTTAGAATGCGAAAAACCCTCTACGAGAGAGGGTCTTGGGGGTAAATGAGAGCCTTAAACTATGATACTAGCAGGGGTTGAGGAGACAATTTGAATGCCAGAACCGAACAATCGGCTGTATTCATTCTCCATCTTCACGTCAGGTTTTGATTTGCTTGCAACAGCATGCTGATACATTGTAATCGCACCAGATGCATATGGCATATATGGAGCCAGTGCTACACCAACACCATCTTTAGTTTGTTGCATAACAATCTGAGCAGGAGAGTCCAATGTCCATCCTGAACCATTTTCAGTTGCTTTACTGATAAGTTCTTCACCATTAATCAGTTTAAATACTTTAATATCTTCCATATCAATCCTCTATAACAAGTAGTTCAATAAAATCTGCTGCTGTATTTGAATCTGAAAACCATTGAATAATCATTTTTTCAAATTCATAACAATGCTGTGCAATAACCATAATCTGTTTATTTTTATAAACAGAAACTTTGAGAATCCATTCTCCTCTGCGAACAGTGACGAATGAGATTAAGTTGGGAGATAGTTTTGCTTTCATCATACAAGTATTTAGGGAGAGCCGAAACTCTCCCTGCTTGTACGATTACTGTTGGTTGGGTTTTGTTGGTGCTTTACCGTTTACCCAATCCCAATCATCATCTGTCATTGGAATCCAATAAGTCATTATGGAATCCTCCGACTTTTTCTCTGCATTTCTTTTGCTTCATGCAAAGAATCCATGAGCATAACAAAAAAGTCTGTAATACTTTTTAAGATATGCATATTAGTTTCCTTCGTTTAGAAACTGTTTCTCACCTTTAGTCTTGACTGGAACTTTCTTTGGCTTTGATTCTTCTGGAACTAAACGCTCCAAAGCAATCTTAAGCATACCGTTGAACAGTTCTGCATTCTTAACTTCAATGTGATCATCAATAGCAAAGGCACGAGTAAAGGCACGTGTGGCGATACCTTTGAACAAGAAGTTATCTTCTAGTGCGTCAGTAGCAGCATCAACATTACCCTTAACGACTAATTTACCACCATCAATTTCAATATCAATCTCATTCTGACCAAAGCCAGCAACTGCGATTTCAATCGTGTATGAGTTCTCATCATTCTTACGAATGTTATACGGTGGATAGTTAGGGATGTTTTTAGTTAGATCATTATGCAAAGACTGTAATTGTTTTGCGTGATCTTCAAAGCCGACAAAGAATTTGTCGAAGTCCTTAAATCCTGGACCAAATAATGCGATGTTTGGAAATGAATTATTTCCCATAGTGTTTCTCCTATTAAGCGAGTTAAATTAAAAAGTTACCTCCCCGAAGGCAAGGTAGTGCTGGTTACTTTATCCAGCGACAACTACGAGTGTCAGTGCAATTGCTCGGACGCCTTTTGCCGTAGCTACGAACGGATCCTAAGGTGGATTCTTTATGCTGCTGGCAACTCAGCAGATTGTTCTGCTTCTGCCATAGCTGCAACTTGCGGTTCGCCTTGTTGCTTAATCTTGTTAATAACAGAGACTACTTCTTCAAATGGGTGCTTACCCAATACACGAAGAATCATATTGCACTCATCAACACTCAATTCAAGTTTAATCATTTTGATTTTTTTCCTATGTTATATTTTGGAACTAATTCCCACTGGTCCTTTTCTTTGTAAGAGACCACCTTAATTTGAGAGAGTGATGCTTTCTGCTCTGCTCTAAGACTATCTAGGATCTTAAGTAGATCCCAGTCTTGTAGCAGTCCAGCGATAGCATTTCGTCTCTCGATATCTCCGCTAGTGATGTTTGATTCTTTACCATCAAGAGCGAATAATTCTTTGAAGTGTACAATGAAATACCTACCCTGCTTATGAAGGATATGGCATGATTGATACAACTTGTTTTCTTTTCTGGAAGCAATGCCGATGCGAGTTAGGGTCTCACGGACTTTTAAAAAGTTGTCTGGTTCTGGCAGACTCACTTCAAGCATCGACTCGGGTGTCCAGTCGTAGTAAATCATCTCTACAGTCATTATTTTCCACCTTTGTATAATTTTTCTTTTATCATATTCAACTGTTCTTCAGACAAGATACTTAGTGCTTCATTTGCCTTCTCGGAAGAATATCCAAAGTACTCTTTTACAAGAGTGAGATCCATCGTATCGGCTTCTTTCTTATGCCACTTCGAGAATCTCTTCTTCTTTGGTATAGTATTTAGGAAAAAAGAAAACTGCCAGTCTTTAGGTATGCTCGAGTTAAGATTCATCTCGTTTGCATATAGGACTGTATCGGGAAAATAAGACAAACCACGATTGACTAAAAATGGTGTATAGTCTTTGTCAGCCTGTGGTTCTTCGAATAGGTTTTTCTTTGTAAGATTTATTGCATTGATAAAGTCAAAAGGTGTCACGATGTAAATCCTATGTCAATTAGGTTTTTTGGTGACACACCAAATGTTTTTCCAGGAAATAACTCTGCTAATTTCTTTTCGAGTTCTTTCCTATCATTGGCTTGTGTGATAAACTGACTGCTATCTTTATGATATGCGAATAAGATTCCATTATCTTTTTCAATAGTAATCTTTACTACTTCTGGGTCTGTATCTTGCTCAAGTTCTTGTTCGATCTTAGCAAGCATTCTATGTGTTTTAACCACAGCAACTCGTTCACGAAGATTCCATCCGATAGAGAAACCTACGATCACTGAACCAATTATAATAAGAATTTCCATATTAGCCTCATTTGAATTTACACTGAGCCATAATCTCAGTTAGTGCTGCCATAATATTTAGTTCATGGTCAGCAACAAATGCTGCTTTATATTGATAGTCTGCCAAAATAAGAATCATCTGCGGAATACTATTGGCATCCATATTAGTAGTGGCAGTGTCATAAAATTCACGGAACAGTGCAGTTGTATCTGCATCAGAGTTCTTGGCAACCCACTTACGAACCTCAGTGAAGTCTTTGTCTTTCATCAGTTTAACTAAACCTTTAAAAGACTCTTGTGACATATTGACTAGGATACCTGAGTCAATCTTACCTGAAACAGAATAGCGTTGTAGTTCGTTTAGAATGCGACGATAATCAGGAAAGTGTTTCGTGACAAGTTCAGCTACGACTTTAGGATCGAACTCGATATTCTCTTGCTTGAGAATAGTGGTTGCTCGTTTAAAGAATGCTGCAGCGATCTCTTGCTTTTCTTTATTATCGATCTTGAATTCAATCACAGCACAACGACTGTGGATGGGTTCAATGATACGATTCTTATAGTTAGCAGTAAAGATAAAGCGACAGTTAGCCGAAAACTCCTCCATGTAATTACGGAGTGCTGGCTGAGTAGAGTTAGCCTGTAGATAATCTGCTTCATCTAAGATAATAACTTTCTTAGCATCAGTCAAAGATACAGATGTGGCAAAACCCTTAATGGTAGTACGGAGTGTATCAATGTGACCACCAGTATCCGATCCGTTAAGAATCACATACTCTGCACCAATCTCATTACACAGTGCTTTGGCTACGGTAGTTTTACCCACACCAGCAGTACCACAAAGTAAAAAGTGTGGTAGTTCACCCTGTGCAATATAATCCTTGAAAGTCTTTTTCAAAGACTCTGGTAGGATACAATCATCAATTTTCTGTGGACGGTATTTCTCCACCCACAGAAACTGTTCATCACGACTTTCAATCATATAAATCTCCAAACATAACAAAGAATAGAGAGGGATTATACCCTCTCGTCATTTAGAATTCAAATGTAGAATCAGCTTCTACTGCAACATAATATACCAAGTCGCTTGATGGAGATTTAAAACGAGAGATTTTCTTACTTGAGATTGATACTTGATAATCACCTGGAAGCATCTTTAGGTTTTCTACTTTCAGATTGACTTTGAAAGTCTTATCAGTAGCACCAACAGATTCACTAAAAGAGTTACCAGTAACATTCTTCTTATCACCAACAACTGCAATAACATTAGTGCCATCACCAACAATTGATACATCAGATGCACGTAGAACAGATGCAGTCTTATTAATCATATTCAACATACCAGCAGACATCGTGAAGTTGATTTCTGCTTCAGGGAATGTGATGGCTTTTTGTGGTGCGACCAATACAGATGCGTCTGCAGCAAAGAACTTAATCTTCATACTACCTTGACTAATTGAAACATACTTCTCTTGAAAGTCCAATTCAGGATCGTCAAACAAAGACATAGCACCCAAGAACTCATTGAGATCGTAGATTCCAAAGTCAGGGAATGTTTCTGTTACTGTCGCATCAGCCATCACGTTTTTCTGTGATGAGATTGTTGCGAGTTTATTGCCACTCTTTAAAAGTAGATTGCTGTTAATTCCAGCAAAGTTTTTAATTAGGGCAGTGGTTTCTTTACTAAGTTTCATTACTTTCTCCATTCAAATGATTACATTACTATGTATAAAACATTATACCTCAGAACGAGGTGTTTGACAAATTTATTTTGAGTACTTGACATCGTGTTCATACAAGAACATCAAGCAACACATTGCATGTGCCAAGTGATTCTTGCCAGTCTCGGGATCGTTTTGCTCTCCCTCTTTCCATGCCCACAGATGTCTTTGCATTGCATCAAAGTATCTACGTTTGGAGTCTGGGACATTCTTCCAATTATCTGGTTCGTATTTCTCCGCACCAAATGTTAGAATTTCTACAGTGGCTTTTAATGCCAGTGGTGGTAGTAATCCATACTGAAGTTTACCACCATCAAATTTACGACCACCTGTTGTGGCATTCTGCGACTTCTTAATATCTTCTTTGGTTGCCATATTATTCTCCAAATGAAACGACAAATGGACACTCAGAGAATGCCCATTTATAACTCACTTAGGCAGTGCGAGTAAACACTGAAGAGCCACGAACTGCAGCTGCAAGAGCAACCATAGCACGAGTTGGCTTACCGATACGGTACTTAACAACTTCAACACCATTCACAACTGCTGGGTTTGAGTACACGCAATAGCCTTGCTCACGCAAGTCACGAATAGTAGAAGCTGGATGAGCAATACCGAAAGAGGACTTGATCTGCTTAGCAGTAAACTCTTTACCTTTTTGTAGATGCGTCAAAAGCATTTCTTGTTTAGACATAATAACTCCATAATTAACAACCATCAAATGAAAAAAATCATCTGGGGCGATGGCAGAACCCCAGATGAAAGGTAAACTCTAATTAAACAGTGATGCCGTTTTCACGTAGGATGGCATTGAAGTCTTCGACATCGCCATCAACATCAACAGAATCATCGATGATTCGCTGAAGACGTGACATCTCCATCTGTTCATCTTTCTCGACTGCAGTCTTTGCAGGAGTCTTGGCTTTCACAGTCTTAGCCTTAGCAAGTTTCGCAACTTTGGCTTTGGCTTTAGCAACTGGAGCAGTCTGTTTGTCTGCAATTTCTTTTGCAAAAGCAGACAACTCGGCATCAGTAGGAACTGGCAACTGATACACACCACGCTCTACTTTGTTCTTGTTGAACAACCAGTTAGGATAACCAATCTTCTCACCCTTAGAACCAGTACGCTGGTCACGTAGAGTGTAATAGATTGCAGCACATTCCTTCAGAGTAATCTGAGGATCTTTTTTGTATTGAGGATTAGATTCAATCACTGCAACAACAAATCGTTTTTGAGACAAAGACAAAGCATTAAATTTCAACATAATATATTCCTTAAAAAGTTTTCAAATTTCCAACACAACAAGTTCTATTATACAACAAGATGGGATTAAAGGCAAGTCTTATTTGCAATAACCCCATAAGTTGCAGGGGATTAGAATGGCACCTCGTCTGAAGGACTTGGAGCAGGTGCTTCCACAACTGCAACAGGTTCAGGTTGAGGGTTTGCAACTTTATCGAACAAGTCGATGAATGCAGCTTTCGTTGCAGCATCGAAACGATTGCAACACAACTCAACTGCTTTCTGCTGATTCTTGAAAATCGCAAACGCACGAACAATGTGAATCATACGACGAGTCGTAATAGTTTCATCCACACCACCATCCTCGAAAGTACGACGAATTGCTTCAGCCCACTTTACGAGTGTCTCTGCAAACTCGGCATCTAGACAGCCATAAGTTTCCATGAGATTCTTAATAATCTTAACTTCGACCTTCGCATTAGGATAATCCTGTTCGAAGGTTACAGCGAATCGCTCCAAGAATGCTTCGTTCAATACGTTGGTGCCAATGTAGCGACCATCGTCTGAACCCTTACCCTTAGTATTTGCAGTGGCAAAGATGTTGAATCCTTCAGCTGGAACAATCATCTCATTCTTGAGTTTGAAGTAGTATGGTTTACCCTCAAGAATAGGTTGCAAGCAAAGCAACGTATTGGCTGAACCTGCATCGATCTCGTCAAGCAAGAGTGCAGTGCCATTGCGCATTGCAATAAGGACTGGACCCTCCACGATCTCTACGTTACCGTCTTCCAGTGTCTTGGATCCAATGAGTTGTTCCTCGTCTGTCATCATGTTTAGGTTGACACGAATCAATGGACGTTTGTGTTTGGCACAAATCTGTTCAACCATTGTTGACTTACCATTACCAGTTGGACCAGAGATGTATGCAGGATAAAAGATTTCAGACTTGATAATGTTTTCCAAATCGGAATAGTTACCGAATGGTACAAAGTTTGGATCTTTCTTTGGAACTAGGGCTGAGATATCAGAGTAGTCCACCTTAAACGATTCTTGTTTCACAGGTTGTGCTTTCAATGCAGTGTTTCCAATAACAGGGGTTGCACCACCATCAATAGCGTACAAGCCACGACCAACTTTATTCTTCATAAGCCAAAGAGGATACTTCTCTGTCTTTAGTGCTTTCATAACATCCAAAAGTTCTGGACGACTCACAGTGCCTTTAGTGGCAGTGTCAGGGTACATCTCTCTCATTTTTGATTCAAACGAATCACGAAACTGCGTATCAGTTTTTGCCATCACATTCTCCATAATAAAACTACTTTCAATCAACGATAACGATTATTATTCCCTAAATCGCAATTAAAGACAAACATTAATTGCAATAACCCCACTCAGGTGAGGGTTTTTGTTTCACACACGTAAGAACCATCAGAACAAATTTCAAAACAGCGGAGAGTAGAACCCTCAATTTCATAATAACCAGCACCATTAGGAAAGGTAGCACGAAGCAAGCCATTTTCAGAGGTAAAGGATAAGGTAGCAATAAGTTCAAGGTCAGTCATAAATTCACTTTCAGTATTAATCATACAACTATTATGCCCTAATTTGCAATTAAAGACAACACCTAATTTACCCCTGTAAAATCAACAACTTACGCTACCAGACCCACGAAACGATTGAGCAGGACTCGGCTAGTCTTTTTAACATTCAAATACTTACCAAAGTTCTTGGCGATCGATTTTGCATTTGCATCTGCTTTTACATCCAGTTCACCCTCTTGAATTTTAGTGGATGCCTGTGGAATCAAAAACAATTCATCACGACCAGTGTTCTTCACCGATGCAAAGCCATTTGTTCTGAAATCTTTTTTCCAAGATTCAATCAGAGAGTAAATATCTCCCTTGTAATCAGGCAGGTTTGAGTGTGCAACACCACGCAAATCACGACCACGATTCTGACAGATATGGAATCCAACCATTGCAATATTGTAGCGATCTTTCATCATTCGAAGAATCATCTCAGTTTGATTACCAGACATGCGACCAATTTCGTAAGTCTTCTGTGTAACTTCATCTTTGATAAAGTTCTTAATTTTAATTCGCTTGTAAACACTATTAACAATTTCAGTGCGAGAGTCATCGAAACGACCAGACGAATAGGTGTTCAATGCACCACCCTCACCATCAGTAAGAGTGATGAAAGTTGTTTTCTCGATGTTGTTGTTCTTGATGAACTTACCCAATGTATGGTAGCAATATACCAATGCTTCATTCAGTGGAGTGCCACCAGTGTTGTAACCTTCATTCCAGTGAAAACGATAATCAAGGATACGACGAGCCATTGAATTGAATTCAGTGGTGGACATTTTGTTATTGAAGAACTCCAACAAGTGAAATCTATCAGCACAATCAATCAGATCGTTGGGCTCTCGTCTTATAGTTCTCCAAGCACGATATGCTTCATGTTGTTCAGCAGTTTGTGCCACATTATCGTTGTAATCAGTGGTAAATGCATAGACACGATATGGAATCTGAACACGATTACAGAACATAGCCAAGTTGATAACCTGCTTCATAGTATCTTTCAATACTTCGTTCATTGAACCAGACCAATCAACAAGAAGAATCATGCCATGGTTTTTGCCTTGTGGCAGAGAAGTCACACGCTTGAACAAATCGTCTTGCAGTTTATATGCATAGACTTTCTTCATATCCAACGAACCAATCTTTGATACTGTTGCACGCTTATGCATCTGTGCAGACTTCTTCATCTCGAATTCTTTCACGAGATAATTTACAGTACGAATAGATTCAGTCTTAAACTGAGTGTAGTCAGCTGATTCTGCAGACTTAAATTTAGCCTTCTGTTCTTGGTCCATGTAGCGAGTACGATAGTCAATCGTATCAGGATTATCAATGTCCCATTGCTCAGGTGATTTAGTTTCATTCAGAATCTGTTTGTAACCAATAACTGGATCTTTGAAGTAATCAGTATCAAATTTCCAGTATTTGTATTCAGTAGAATCATCAGCTAGGTCTTCCAATTTATTTTGGAATGCTCTTTCTGTTTTTGATTCTAAGTCATCACCCTCTTCAGACTTGTCGTCATTTTGGAGAGCAGACTGTTTGTTTTGTTTAGATGGTTTTAGATCTTCATCGTCACCATCTTGTTCTTCAAAGTCATCATCTTCATCGATATCAAAGTCGCCATAAATTGGATCTTCGTCTTCTTCACCCTCTTCAGCTTCTTCGAATTGCTGTTGTTGCTTACGCTCTTCAGCTTGCTGTTTTGAGTATGCGTAGATATCGTTTGCCAATGAAATAACTTCATCAACTGTTTCAGTGCGTTCAGCACGATTCACAAATGCCTTTTCATCAGGTGTGAATGTTACACCACACTGGAATCCAGCTTTAAAGTAGAGATTGATTTTGTCAATGAGTAACAGTTCGTCAAAGTCTTGAACTTGTTTCGTGCCAAAGAAGTCACGATCATTGAGTTGCTTGTATCCTTCGTTCATGCGTTTGCGCAATCCTGGATACTTACGTTTGATAAGTTTCTCGATACGAACATCTTCTAAGACATTCATGTATGAGTGTAACTTAGGGGTATCTTTTAATGGTTCAAGATAATCATTGTTGGTATAAAGGGCATGACCCACTTCGTGACCAATCAACATATCTTCAATTTCAGGAGTCATATCTTTCCACATCGGCAAAGTCAGGATACGACTCTTGATGTCGAAAGATGCAGTTCTTGCTCTGGCACGAATGACAGAAAGATTTTCTGTAGCCAGAAGTCTTGCAGATAGATCAGATGCTTTCATTTCCATAATATTATTTATTCCCCAAATGCAAATTCATGTTCAATAAGAGTCAATTCATTTTCAATCTCTTCACGATTGATAAGACTCAAGTCACCTGCAAAAAGTAAGCTATCTTCAATACCATACTTTCCAGCCAGTTCTGCAATTTCAAAATCACTAAAGTCTTTCCACATATTCATCTCCTATTCAATAGAGTGAATTATGCATCAAAACCTAATAAAAGACAACTGTTTTAATTTTCCCTGTAAAAACAACAACTTACAAGACCCTACAGAGTTGAGGGGATTACGAAGTTGCAATAAGGCTGAAGTCGTTTCGCTTTTCAAACTTAATGACAGATCTGAATTTATCAAACAACTGATCACCTTTGTGAGAGATAACGAAGATGTTTGTGTTCTCACCAAACTGATTCATTAAGTTCAAGAAGTAATCTGTTCCTGCAGTGTCAAGAGAAGAATCAAAGATCTCATCGAGCAGTAAAAGATTAGTATTGACAGAGTTTTTCATCTTAGCAATTTGTCGCCAAGTGAATAGAATGGATAAGTCAATACGCATCTTCTCACCTTCAGAAAAACTTGCATAGGTAAAATCATCACGATGTCTTGACTTGACAATCTCGTTAAATGATTCATCCAACTCGAAGTGGATATACGCATCCATGGCTTGGAGATACTTGTTGATTAACTTATTCATGGCAGGTAGATACTCACGAATGATGGCAGTCTTAATACCAGTATCTTTTAATAGGATGCTTGCCACCTCTTCAAGATTACGTTGTTCTTGTAGAGTTGTTTTGGTTGTAATCTTTTCCATGGCAGATTTAGCCAAGTCTTTTAACTTACGTTTTTCTTCATCGATATTTGTCGTATCAGTTTTTGTGCTTTCAACTTCAGCTTGCATTTCTTTAACTTGTTTATTGAGCAAGGTGACTGTTGAGTTTCTTGTAGATAGTTCAATATTTTTATCGGTAATTTTCGATTGGATTTCAGTAATCGTAGATAACTTTTGGTTAAGATTGGAGAGGATAGTTTCAAGTTCACCAATTTTTGTGTTTTGTTCCAGCAACTTTGAATTAAGGTCTTCGACAATTTTAGACTTGTGTTCCTCTGGGATATTCTGGTCACATGATGGACAAACATCATGCTCGTTAAAGAACTCTGTGTGACCTTCACAAGTTTCGATTTTCTGGAGTAACTTGGACTTGATTGACTTTGCCTTTTCGATGTCTTCATTAACAACTTCTTTATCATTGATGCTTGTTTTAAGAGTATCGATCTCCGAAATGATAAGTTGGATCTCGCCCTCTGCCTGTAAAATTTCAGCATTGTTAGCAGAAATCTTGGATAAGATGTTGTTGATACTTTCAGCTTTGGCTTCCGTGATGGCTTTGATGAGTTGTGTCTGAGAATCGACTTGAGTTTTTGCTGTGGCAATTTCTGCTTCAGCTTTGGAGATCTCATCTTTTGTTTCATTAATCTTTTCTTTCAGCAGAGTATTCATAGTAGAGAAAATACGAATATCAAGAATGTCTTCAATAACTTCACGTCTTTGTAGAGAGGACAACTGCATGAATGGAACAAACGATGCTGAACCAAGAATAACAACTTGTGTAAATGTCTTGTAGTTTAACTTTAAGATTTGTTGCTCAAGAACCTTTTGATAATCTCGAGAAGCTGCATCTTGATTGATCATCTCACCATTAAGATAGATCTCGAAAATATTTGGTTTGATACCACGAATGATTTTGTATTGACGTGCACCAATTTCAAATTCAATCTCAACCACACAACCTTTTTGATTGATGGAGTTGACCAACTGTCCCTTGTTGATATTTCGAAATGGTTTACCGAATAGCGAAAAGCACAATGCATCTAAGATTGTGCTCTTACCTTCGCCATTCTTACCAATGACTAGAGTTGTAGGTGATTTGTTTAGTAAAACTTTGTTTGGAGAATTACCAGTAGATAAAAAATTCTTCCAACTAATTGATTTAAAGATTATCATTAAATAATTCCAATTGATTCCATTGCCCGAAATCTAATTCTAGTTGCATTATACTACCTCTTGATTGACTGCTTCTGTATAAAGAGTTCTCATGAATGTTTTAATCTGTTCTTTGTCAACGTCTGTTTCAATAGAGTCAACGTAGTTAGATAAAACAGATACGGTATCTTCAAGATTAATTTCTTCATCGATCTGACCTTCTTCAAATTCAGAAAAGTCTTCAATAATCTTAATCTCGTAGCATCCCTTATTATACAGCTTCTGAATGAACTTGTCAAATTTATAATAGTCAGTCTTATTAACTACAACTAACTTTACATACTTACCAGACAAATCAATTAAATCGAGATCGATGGGATCGGATTCTTTGTCGTCGTATTCGACTCTTTCAAACATAGTATTTGGATTTGGTATGAATTCGAGTTCTCTTCGCTCAAGATCAAACAAGTGGAATCCTCTAGTGTCTTTGTAATCTTGCCAAGTAAGTTCGTAGGGGTTGCCAAGATAATAGATATGACCATCATCTGAACGATGATGATAATGACCAGAAAACACCATATCAAACTTGTCAAATATTTCTTTAGAAAGACCTTCATGGGATTCCATTCCTCTGTGCATTGCAAAACCTGCGATCTCAAAGTGACCCATACAGATTTCTGCTTTAGTGTTTTTCATTTCATCAAGAGATTCTTGATAGTTTTCAGGACAAATCCACGGCATCATACAGATGCTAGTTCCATCAATGACAATTGTTTCTGGAGAATCAATAACGTCAATGTTATTATATTCACGCAACAATAAGTCAGGAGAGTTTACATCATTAGTATTCTTGTAGTATGTATCGTGATTGCCTGCAAG